ACATCTTTCCAAGTCAATCTTGGAGTAAGTGGTGGAATAGTGCTCTTAGTACAAGGAAAGTCAGGAAGTCAGATCGTTTTCAACAATTCGCCTATAATTTCTACATGGCGAAGAATGGTTCTCTCCCAGTTCCAAAAAGTTTCATCGAAGCTGCTCTTAAGAAACATCGTGATGCCTTGTGTGGCGTCAAGGATGGAAAGGTCTCTGTAAAGGTTAATACCTTCAACTTGGACATTGATGTTAAGTCCACAGAGTTAAAGGAAAAGATCCTCCTTTCGACTGAGCGCGCCGCTGCTGAGATCTTCTACAGCGGAAAACTTTTTGATAGTTACGAAGAAAACTGGGACGAGTATGACGAGGGGGAGGACGAGGACGGACAGATACAGACAACTCACTACCATTGCCAGGCACATCAGATCGAACCTCTTTTCGAGGAACGACCCGAGCCTCCGCGTAAGTTCCCCTCTCTTGGGGCCTCATACGCGTTCGGCCGCCATCACGGCGGCGCGGCAGGTGAGATGTTTTATGAGTTATCTGGAAAAAGAGAGGAAAAGAGAGGACGAAACAACTACTACTCTCTCTGCGGCGAGCATATGCTCATTTCCTATGCTGTGAACCCTGATTTCGACTATTTAGTCGAACCCGTTTACGGGACTATTGACCCTGATGATGCCTGTTACGAAGAGGACCAATCGCGAGCTCGCGCTCACGGTGGTATTAAACGTTTCGGGCACCAATGGACTGTCAATCTTCAAAGGCCTGAACTTCTGGCCTGGCATCAGGGACTTGTTAGGAAAATGCAGTTCGAGTCTACATTTGGGTACATGAAGGCATCTAATGCCCTTCTAAGCTACGGCCGACTTTTATGTCAGGTCGACCCAAGGGACGAGGACAGTATGTACAAGCATAATCACGTCTACGCAGAGGTTGTCCCTCTACTAGAAGCTTTTAAGGTGAGGACGATCACGAAGGGAGACATGGACCCATATCATCTGGGTCGAAGATGGCAAAGTGTAATACACGGTAGAATGAGGAAACATCCTGCCTCGCGTCTAATTGGCGAGCCGTGTTCGAAGGAGATTTTAGAAGAACGTATACTAAACAACACTGTTATACCTAGAACAGATGAATCGTTCTATGTGTCTGGTGACTACGAGAGTGCGACGGATTTACTCAATCCAGCGCTGTCTCTTGCAGCTCAATGTGCGATATCCCAACATCTACGGATACCCCTTGAGGACCAGATCATTCTTAACAGATGTCTAACAAGCCATCATTTAGTATACAAAAAGAGCAAGGGTGCGGAAGTTGAAGGATACGAACAACAATGGGGTCAGCTGATGGGTTCGCCTGTCAGTTTTCCTGTCCTCTGTTTAGTGAATTTGGCAGCTACAAGGCTGTCTTATGAGCTACGGTTGGGCAGAAGGTTTACCCTCAAGGAATTACCACTTGTTGTTAACGGTGATGATATCCTCTTTCGTGCTATTGATGTTGCTCACTACGAACTTTGGAAGGAAATCACTAGAGTTTGTGGTCTTAAATTCTCCATTGGCAAAAATTACACTTCTCGGAAACTTTTGGTTATTAATTCCGAGTTATATAAAGTCACCCGTGATTTGAGATTAAGGCAGGCACCCCAGATTAACATGCGACTCCTCTATGGCGGCACTCGATCG